GCCAACAACCATCAAACATAGGCGCAGCTTCAAACTGCTCTGGCGTTAGCGGGCGTTCCCAATCCGGGAGGTTCAAACCATGCTCTTCATACCAATCCCGCACCAAAGTCCAGCAATCGCTGATGCCCCACGTCCATTGCCGCCCAATCAGCGGCGCTTTGTAACCATTGGGTTTGCATTCACCCCATTGCTCAGTTTTAGGGTTGACGATGTACCACGGCAGCCCACTTGCTTCGCAGCCCATCAAATCAGGCTGACTTGGCGTTGGTGGTGTTATGGGATGGGAATGAACCACGGCCACAATTTCGCCAGCATCCTCAGCTGCTGCATAGTCTTCAGGGTCAAGGATGAACTGATCACCGCCACTGCTGAGGTTGCGGCATGGCCAATAGCGTTCTCGCCCTTTGATCACCACCAGCAGCCCACACGCTTCACGTGGATCTTCAGCCTTTGCGTGATCAAGAGCAGCATTGCGCCAAGTCATCCGAAATAGGCTCCAATGCCAGGGAAACTGCCAAATGGCAATTCAGCCGTGGCGCCAAAATGCGCTTTGCAATCGGTCAGTGTCTTTAGGCAAGTAGGCAAACCACCGCTGTAACCACACTCCGTTGACTTGTAGACCCATTGGCAAATGTTGGCGACACACTTGCGCTTTGGCGCACTGATGCCTGCAAGATCAAATGCTGCAGCTAGCTCAAACTCCACCACATCGCGGTTTTCTACCGTCTTGCGATCAACGTAATAGATCTCGCGCGGGAACTCGGCTGTAGGGTCTGGGGCGATAGATGAATCTATTTGTTGAGTCGATAAAACATCGCCACCTTGTGTAGTTAAAGATAAACCAGATTGCGTGACGAGACGATCGATGCCCGGAAAATTATTTGCATCTAAATATCGCGCCAACGTACGGATGCGTGTAATTTTCGCGCCTTCCAAGCCATCGGGCAAAGTCAAGATGAGCGCCGTGATCGTGCTCAGAATGTTGCTGACGCGAATTTTGGGACGTGGTAGCTGCCCGTTGCCGCTGTAATCAAAACCATCAGCTTCAATCGGAAAAGCTAAATACTCCTCACCAGCCCAGTAAACGTTGCCATTATTATTCAGGCTAGTGCCGGCATGAAAGCGAAACACATCGTTTGTGCCATGCTGCGCAGTATTCAGCTCAAGCCGAAATAGCTCGATAATTGCACCCGGTGCAATCTCCTGCAGCGCTGAGACTGGTACGGTCATGGCTCAAATACTTGCCGGAATGTTGCTGTAATTTTGCTGCGCTCAAACTCATACAGCTCTCGATTCCAGCTCGGGCAGATCCACTTGTAAGAGGTGGTGCTGTCTGGTGGAGTCCAATCAAAGCTAGCGGCATCAGCAGCGCGATCGTCTAGAAACGCTTCAATGATGTCGGCATCGGTGTCAGTTACGTCAAATGTAAGGTTCCACTCCTTCGGGTTTTGATTCAGACCGAAAGTAACGCGCTGCTGGTAACCATCGCCAAACTGCGCTGTGCGGATGCGGGGTTCGCTGCTTTTGCTAGCGGAATAAACCGGGTTGTAGGTGGGAAAGGTAGCCATCAGACTGCAAGCAAGCCTCCAGGACGTTTTTGTTTGATCAGCTCAGCTTGGACAGCAGCCGAGATGGCGCGTCCCAGTTGATTACCTTGTTGATCATTACCTTGGACGCTGGTGCCTTTTGCGTCCACATTAACCACAACGCTTACGTTTTCACCACCACCAAGCTGGTTGTTAGGGACAATGGATCCGGAGCGCCCTGGGACAAATAGCTCGGGTCCACGCTCGCCGACGATGTAAGGCATACCGCCTGTGACGGGTCCACCTGTAGCCTTACCCGGTATTATCTGCGGCAAAGAAAACCCTTCTGCATAGCCCGCACCACTTGGCAATGTGTAGCCACCGCTAGCGGCAGTCCCTATAGCAGCGTTAGTTGGAAACAGCTTGAGAATGGAGTTAAGGATTGTGAGCTGGATCCACTTGGCGATAATTTGTGCCGCCATATCGAGGAACTGGTCCGCAACACTTTGGAAGAAACCTGCGAGAGCTTCTTGGGCGGTCATTGTTCCAGAGACAATACCTTTGAAGGAATCGCTAAAGGCAAGGCCGATACCTTCTGCCGCTGTGGTTATCTGATTGATTGGGTCTAATAATGTATTAAGTTGACCCTGTACGCTTGCAATTTCCTCTTGCAAACGCTCTCTGTTATTTAAGCCGATACCGGCACCTTGAGCTGCGACAGCAGTTGTAGCTCCACGAGCAGCTTCAAGTCTTTCCAGTTCTTCACGTAGTTCTTTTACTCTGTCTGCGCTTGTTCCGTAGGCTTCTGCCTGCACCAAGGTCGCTTTAGCAATGGCTATTTGTTTATCTAAAGCACTAAATTGTTCTGCTACAAGTCGCTCAAAATTGGCAATCCGCTCGGCTTCAGCAGGCAATACACCTTCCGTAATAAGACGCAAGTAGGTTTTGCTGTACTGGATTTCTAGCTCACGATTTCTGCGTAAATCTTCAAAAGGTTGTAACGCTTGCTGTTTAGCTGCTTCATCAGCTATAAATTTATTAAGTTGTAACTCAGCTTGCGCTTGAGCTATTAATGCTTGCCTGACTTCGTACTGCGCTTTAAGGTTAGCTAGTTGTTGAGTGTAAATACTTTCTAGCAAATTTTTCTCTTGCACACTAATTTCGGAGGAGGTTAATTTTTGATCTAGTTGTAACTGAAGAATACGGGCTTCAACGTTAAATTTTGTATTTAACTGGTTACTTTCCTCTTTGAGCGCTTCTGCTTGACCTTCGCGAATACGCGCTACCTCTACGTCTACGTCTGCCGCTTGTAAACTTGTTTGAAGTAGTTCCGCTTGTAAACCAAGAATACTTTTAACGGTCTGTTCCTGTTTTCTAGCGGCTTGCTCAGCGGCTTGTCTAGCTTCTTTTGCTTTACGTTCTCTTTCTTGCTGCGCTGCATTTTCTAGGGTATATAGCTCCCGTGTAAGATTTAGCTCCGCAGCTTTGAGACGTAAATTAAATTCTTGATCTGAAAGAAGCTTTTGTTTAAGCTGACGCTCCAGTTCAACCGCGGAATTAACGTATTCCTGTAAAGCAACTTGCCGTTCAAGTTGTAGACGCTGATCTATAGAAGCATCAGCGGTTAATTGTGTGAGAGCTACTTGTTTTTCTAGTAAATTATTTTGACCGGCAAGATCCTCTATGCGATCTTGCGCTTCTTGCGAAAGTTGCTGTTGGGGCGCAGCTTCTACCAGGTCAAAAACAGATGTGGGTTGCTGTAAACCAGGCAGGCCACGAAAAGTTCTATCAAAAGCTTCCCCCAAAAGGACTACGTTTGCGTAAGTTTTAGTTAACCATGTCTGTAAATTACTGCCCCACTCGCTTGTTGCCTTACCTGCTCGTTCAAAAGCTTCCGCCTGCTCAATACCTATTTTTTCGGCCAGTGCCTCAAAGGAAGCCTCTGCTGCAGCGGCTTGTTGACCTGACTTGGCTAAGTTACTAATTTGTGTTTTTGTTGTTTTGTCTAATTTACCGAGGGCTACCTCTAAAGCATTAGTGGCATCTCCTGTATCAGCCAAAGCGTCAGAAAAATCTTTGGCGGATTGACTTGCGTTGTCAAACGTCTGTCCTATAGCTGTACCTACGAGAGAAAGACCAAAACCAAACTGACCTCCAATAAGTCCGCCCGCAGCACCTCCGAGACCTCCACCAACAGCAGCGCCGGCGCCTTGACCGAATAGCAGAGGAAACGCTCCACCGATAACAGCATTACTTAATGCTTCTTTTCTGCGTGCAGCATTGGCAGCTAATGCTGCCGGAGAGCCGGGGATATTTGCTGCCCCACCCACGGGACTAAATCTTCCGGCTATAAGTGCTCCTTGTTTTGATATAATTAACTCTTTTTCTGCTAAAGTAACAGCTTTTTCTCTAGCTCTATTTGCGTCTTCGATTGCAACAACAGAGTTAATTTCTATTCTTTGAAGATTACTTGCAAGTCCTGTTAGCTCTTGAGTGGTACGAGCTGTTCGCTCCAAGATTTCTTGTTTCTTAGCGGCAAGAGCGGCGCTGGCTTCTTCTGCCTTTGTCAGGGGCAATGCAACAGGAAAACCGGTGTTGCGAGGGTTTACAAGAGGAGCTAGTGGTCCCTGTACAGCTCCAGATGTGCCGGCTAAAAACTTAGTTTTTTCTGCTTGTTGTTGAAGTAAGGTCAGCACTTCTCTTGTTCCTGCTACAAGGTTCTCTTGGGCTTGCACTTTTTCGTTAAGTACAGATGCACTTTTTTCTTCGAGGCGAAGTAAAGCAGCTTGAAGGTCTACTTCATCTCTTTTAGCTTGAATAGTCCTTTGAATACGTTCCGCTACTGGAGACGTTTGCCCTGCAAGAGTTCCAACGGCTGAAGCCGGTCCTGGGCCGATGGGTCCGGCATATTGCGTAGTTTCACGGATCCCGGCTTGAGCTAGTTTTTGTTTACGGCGCAGTTCAATCTCATCCGCTATAAGGTTATTTTGTATTTGCTGTACAGTGTTTGCTTGTCCGATAGCTGTCACATACTGGTTTATGGCGTCCGCGTAATCTCCCGAGGCCTTACCTGCGGCATTTAATTGTATTGCTGTCTCGCGTAATGTATCAGCCGCCTTTGCTACTACGCTTGTGTACTCGCTTACGCTTTGAACAGCTTTTCTATCAATAAGTGTTTTTACGTTTGCGTCTTCTACGGCGCGAGAAAGTTTAACTACACGTTCTTGCAGTTCTCTGAGCTTGTCCGCGCCTTTTACGCCTATCTCAATATCAGCTCTGTAAGCCACGGCGCTGCGTCACACTCTGGTACTTCAGTTTACGGTGTAAAAAGACCGCCGGGTTAGCGGCGGCGTTTGGCCTTTTCGATCTCCTTCTGCTGGTCCTCGTTGAGGATGCTGAAGTAGGCGCTCCAGCCGAGTAACTCCTCGGCAGTCATTGTGGTCCGAACTTCGGTAAGACTTAGGCCCAGTTCCTTGGCGACGCCAAACTGAAGCATGAGCCAGTTGTCCTTGCGGAGTTCGGCGCTCAGGATTTTGGGTCAATTGGCTCGGCGTCATCGGTCAGGATTGCCAGCATCAAGGCTTGGAGATCCTTGTCCTTGACTTCGTTCTTCAGCACATCCACTTCGCCGGCGCTGAACAGCTTGCTGCCGGATTCGTCGAGAGCCTTGGCGATCAACAGCTGGAGTGCAAAAGCGTTGGCGTCGTCGGACTTGGCTTGCTTTTGGGCGCGTTCGCGCTCAGCCATCGTCAGTGGTGCCACCCACATTTCAAATGTGCTGCCGTCGGACAGTTCGACTACTTT